GTTCGACTCAGCGTCATGCACTTGCCTAAAGGAGATGCCAATGGTGACCCGTAAGGAAATGGACGCGTTCGTGCTCGAAGTGATGCAGCGGGCGTACCTCAATCTGCGCGAATGTGGCAGGCGCGCCGACCAGACGATTCTCTGTGAGATGCAGCAAGCGATGCAGCTCATTCCTCCGCCCATCACGAGCGATACCCCGCTGAGTGCGCTGCCAGTCGTTCCTGCAATATGGCGCGGCGAACGACATCCGTGACGGCGGCTGGCGGCCGGGTGAGAACAAACTCGAAGCGCTGTGGCGCAATCTCGCGACGTTGACTGAGAGCGACCTGCAGTTCGTGTCGGCCGGCGGCTCCTTAATCAACTTCGCGTGTGCGCAGGAGGTCGAGCGCCGACGTGTGGAGCGCGAGCAAGCGCGCATCAACGCCGCGCAGCTTCGGTTCCCGCCGGCCTGACTAGTTGACAATTAGTCCTCCCGTGCTTAGACTCACGCACGGGAGGATTAGTTTATGAAGATTCAGGTCAACGTCGAGCAGGGCACCTACCAAGACGACATCCAGACAGAGCGCACATTTAGGACCAACGTCCCGGAAGTCACGGACGGACTCACGCACCGCGCGGCGCAGCAATTGGCGGTCGTGAAAGCGGTCACGAGCGCGGTCGATCAGACCGACAACACCCTCGGCGCCATCTCCCGCATCTTCGTCAACGTCAGCTTCTAGTCGACGGTCATGGCTTTCAAGAACGACGCCTACACCATCGACGCGGTCATGGAGGCCGGCATTCCTCGCGCGACAGCGGTCAAGTTGCTCGCCGACGGTCCCCGCGCCGTGCCTGAACGTCCACGCCTATCCCTGCGCGGCCGCAAACGTGGTGAGCCCACCACGCACTACGTCTGGGGTCCAGACGCCAACACGTTACTGAAGGAGGGCAACTGATATGCCAAAGTGCGAAGACTTTCCGTGTTGCGGCCACGAAGCGGGCGATTTGTCCGACGACGCGGCGCGACGGGTCCCACGTGTGGCGATGCGTGGAGTGCGGCAAGAACCTGCCGCGCGCTGCGTCCTCGTCGATCTGCAACCGCTGTCAGCGAGCGGCCAATCGTCGGTTCTACGAAACCGGCGAAATGTGGCCCGACTCGCCTGGAGACTACTGAAAAATGGCGCGCACCATCTTCTTGTCGCTGGACGAGGCGAAACAGCTCCCCAATATGCTTGGGCGTATCTGTCCAGCCATGCTGGCCGCGCACGGCTTTTACACCTGCACAAAAGGCGGGGTGAAAACCCTATATGTGCGCGTGCCGCCCTACGAGACGCGCAAGGCACTCAGAGACGCCACGCTGGCGGTCGGGCGCGGCAATCCAGAGAAAGAGAGCTGACCATGAACCGCTCTATTCCCCCGTCGGCCACCCGCGGCGCGGTCGCGGTGGCGGCGTTTATCGTCGCGTCAGGTCTCGTCGCAGCCATCCTCGTGGCGGGTTATCTGGCTGAACTAGCCGCCCGTCACTTCCCCCTCCGCTAGTCGTTCCCCGCCCCCCTTGCGCCTGAGCCTTGCCAGACCCGGAGGCTCAGGCGTAGTCTTGTGGCCGTACAGTTCCACATAAAGGAGCGCGGATGGCCGAGAAAATCAAAACCCGGTGGCAGTGGAAATTGCGGTTCAAGTCAGCGATGGCCCCCAGCCGTGGGGTCTGGGACGTGTGCATCGAGAGCAACAGCTCGGACTACGACAACGCCAAGAAGGTGGCGGACGACTACCTGACTGTGATGATGCCGCACCCGTCGACCCGGTTCGTGATGCTCGAACCCTTTGTCGCCTATTCCGAGGACGAGATGCTCCGACGCCGCCGGCTTCCTGGCGGACCAGACGCGGAAACCTCCCCCGCGGGGGAAGGCAGTCACGCCGCCGACCTACAGAAGTCGGCCCCCCTGAATGCGCTCCCCCCCGACGCGAGTGAGCGGGCACGGGGTGCGCGCGTCGGCCAGTGACGCCCCGGCTCGCCCGCGCCGCCCTGGCGGTCAATATCCGTGACCCCTACGAGCGGGCGCTCGCGATGCTGGAGCCCAAGCAGAGCAAGTTTGTTCGGGAATACCTGAAGGACCGGAACGCGACGCAAGCCGCTATCCGGTCCGGCTACAGCCGGAAGACGGCGAACCGCATCGCGTCCCGTCTGTTGTCGAAAGTAGACGTGTGGGACGCGTTTCGAGCGGGGGAGGCGAAGGAGCAGGCAGCGGACGAGGCCTACATCCGGCGCCTGCGACGGGAGAACCGGCGGATCGCGTTGTTCGACCCCAAGGACCTGTTCGACGCGGAGGGCAACATCCTGCCGCTGCCGGACTGGCCGCCAGATGCGCGGGCGTGCATTGCCGGCGTCGAGTTGATTCTGAAGAACGCGAAAGCCGGCGACGGCATCATCGACGAGGTGCTCAAGTTGAAGTTCTGGAACAAGAACGACGCCATCAAGTTGGATTACGAAGCCTACGGGCTGACCGACGGCGAGGGGGGCGAGAAGGCACCGGACGTGCCGGCATTCATCGTGCGGGTGCGACCAGACATCACATGAAACTAAGGGACTGGTGGGAGATGCAGAGCGTGAGTGGGCTCGTTGGGCTGCTCGCCGCGATCCTGTTCCTCGCCTGGGCGATGATCGTCGGCCGATGACGTATCGCTGGTGGCGGGCCGTGTGGTGTCGACATCGAGGCTGGCACGTCGGGCTGTATCGGGCGCCGCGGCGCGATGCCTTGGCGCTGACCTGTCCGCGTTGCGGGCACGTGCGGTTCTTCTTCCTGGCGGAGCGATGGAGAGGACCGACGGTGCAGGCATGAGGGGGATAGTGGGGCTCGACCTTGCTGACGATCGTCGTTCCTGGGGCATCCTCGTGACCCGTTTCCATTGAAAGTGAGGCGACCGATGGCAGCAGACCCGAAGACGAGCGCAGGGGCGCGAGCCGAGCGGAAAGCGTTTCGAGACTATCTCCGGCGGCAGATCGTCATCGCCAACAAGGTGAGTCCCTTGCTCCAGGTGTCGACGCTCGAGCGCGCCGTCGCGTGGGTGCTCACCCGACAGAAGCGCTACGACACGAAAGCCGGCGGGCTCGGGAAGTGAACTAAGGCTCCGTGTGCTCGCACTTCTATTGGCGGCGGTGATGGCGTTCGCGCTCCCTGGGCTCAAACGCGAGTCGAAAGACCTCGACTTCGCGTCGCTCGAACAGGAACTCGCGTGGCGCTATGGCCCCTACCCGATGACGATGTCGGGCGGCTGGGGATCTGGCAAGACGTGGCTTGGGTGCATGAAAGGCATCTGGCTCAATACCGCCTACCGGAAGAACCGCGGGGTGATTGCGCGCCACGTCGGCGCCGAGCTCCGCGCGACCACGATGTCGACGTTCTTCAAGGTCTGCCCGCCTGACCTCTACGACCCAAAGCGGGGCGGCCGGCGCAACGACCAGAACGGCTACGTGAAGTTCCGCAAGCCGTTCGAGTCGGAGGTGCTGTTTATCCATCTCGACAAGCCGGAGACCGAGGGCATTATCCGCGGGCTCGAGATGAACTGGTTCTTGCTCGACCAAGCCGAAGAGAACCCCGAGCACATGGAAGAAATCTTCGACATGCTGCTCGGCCGGCTCTCACGGTGGGATGTGGCGGAGGTCCCGCAAGAGGAACTGGACGCCTGGGAAGCCAAGAGCGGGACGCCCTGGCCGTTCACGCACCCGGAGAACGGCCGCCCGGTGCCGCCGCCGTATCCGATGATGGCGTGCAACCCCGATGTCGAGACGCACTGGCTGTATCGCCGCTTTCACGACGAGAGTCACGAGTTCCACGAGAAGTACGAGACGCAGCGCTACAAGATGTTCCACATGCCCTCGACGACGAACAAGTTCTTGTCGCGGGAGAACATCGCGTTCCTGATGCAGCACGACGACGCGTTCATCCGACGCAACGTCAAAGGGCTGTGGGGCTCACCGGAGGGCGCGATTCACGCGGTCGACAAGTTGTCGATCATTGAGGGCAGCTACGAACTGCAGGACTATCTCCGGCGGAACTGCTCGCTCTACCGCACGATGGACTACGGCGACTCGGCGCCGACGTGTGTGTTGTGGTGGGCGGTCGATCGCAACGGGAACTGCTGGTGTTGGCAGGAGTATTACCTCTCGAACGGGATGATCTCGACGCACCGCGGCAACATCCAGGGACTGACCGACCCGAACGACCGCTACGAGGGGGACCTCGCGGACCCGTCCATCTTCCACACCATGCCGACGAAGAAGGGCGGACGCTGGAGCGTGGCGTCCGAGTATGCCGAGGTGGTCGAGCAGCCGCGGGAGACGGCGATCTTCTGGACCGCGGCCGACAACAACGAGCTGGGCACGCGGAACCGCATCAACGAATACCTCGCGGTCGACCCCGAGCGCATTCACCCGATCACGCGCGAGCGGGGATCGCCCCGGCTGTTCTTCCTGAAGCGGAGCGAGAGCTACCCACAGGGCTGTATGCACAGCCTGAAACAGATTCGGGCGCAGCGTCGCGTCAAAATCGGCACCGACCTCGGCAAGCCGATCTTCAGCGACGAGCGCGACGACACGATCACCGACCACGCGTATGACCCGACTCGCTACTTCATCGCGTCACGGCCGGCGGTGCCGAGGAAGTTCGACCAGATCGCGGCGGGCAGCTTCAGTCAGGTGCAAAAGCTGATTCGTCAGGTCCGGCGAGCGGGGCGAGTGCGATGAGAGACCTGCGCGGCGTCGTCAGGTGTGGGTGTCACGGGTGGCCGTGGCACGAGTGCGACGAACTGGTGCCGAAGATTGAGTACGGCATCTATTGGGGTCTCTTCGTGTGGTTTCGAGCGTGGCCGATGCGAGGCAACAACCTGAAAGGAATCACCGAATGAGCGCGGACGAACACGACGACGACGATATCACGCAGGAGCCGGCGGACCTCGGACTTCGGAACGACATCGCCGAGAAGGTGATTGCGCTGCTGTTCCACCTGCGTCCCCAATCACACGGCGAGATGGCCGCGCACGCGTGGGCGCTTGACGCCACATGCCTGGCGGTGGCGCGGGCGGTCCTGGCGGCCAACGGCCACTTAGAGAATGACCCGAAGGACCTGATTAAGAACGTGGTCGACAACATCACGCAGCGGGTCGAGGCGCGACGCTCGCAGTACTTCGCGCAGAAGCTCTCGAAGACACAGAAGAAGGTAGGGCTGATGTGAAGCCCTACGACCGGATGGCCGGCGGGCCGATGACGGTGGAACAGCTCGAGGCGCGGCTCCGCAGGTTGGTGCCCCGTCTCGGCCCGCGCGACCGCACCGTGATCCTTGATGCCGTGCAGGCAATCAAAGACCTCGCGCGTGAGTTGCACCAGGAGAAGGAGCGGAACGCGAAGACGACGGTGCGGTTCGAGGAACCGCTGCGCCTGAGGCAACCATGAGCGCGTGGGGACGCTGCCCGTGCGGCGGGACGATCAAGCAGCTCTCGTGCGCGCCGATGTGGCAGTGCGAGCGGTGCGGGCTCGGCCTTCCGCAAGAGGAACGGCTTCGGGACTATCGGTCGATGACGGTCGAACAGGCATTTCAGGGAAAGTGGCATTCACTGACTGACGAGACGCGGCAGGAGTTCAACTAATGGCGAAGAAGAAGCGACCGCCGGCCCGGCCGGCCCGACGAGCAGCAGCCGCGCCAAAGCCCGCGGGACCAGACACCCGGACGGAGGCGCTCGCGCGTCAGATGGGCAGCGAGTACGAACCGAACGCCCCATCGCGCGTGAAGGGCGGCCGCAAGAAGGCGCCGACGGAACCGCCCTCCGAGAAGCAGAGCCGCGAGTGTCGCCTGTGGGACAACCGCGTGATGCGCGCCGACAAGCGCTTCAAGTCGTGGTCGGAGTACTTCGAGTGCAAACACCTTGACGACTACTACGAGGGGAAGCAGTGGCGCGGGGTGCCAGAGGAACAGGCGAAGCAGAAGTACGTCATCAACATGATCTTCGCCACGATGGAGACGCAGTTGCCGTCGCTGTTGTTCTCAAAGCCGCGCGTCGAAGCGGAAGCCCGGCCCGATCACGAGTTCACCGACAAGAGCCAAGCGAGCGCCAGGGCGACGCTGATCGAGCAGACGTTGCAGACGAACGTCGACGACCCGACGCTGGGGTTCACGTTCGAGACGACGCTCAGTCTGCGCGATGCCTACTCGCGCTTCGGGATGGTGGAAGTCGGCTACTCAGCCGATTGGATTGACAACCCGCGCGCCGGCAAGCCGATCCTCGACGACGACACCAACGAGCCGATGCTCGACCCGGACGAGGACCCAGAGGACGAGGTTTACCTGAAAGAGCCAGAGAAGGTGCTCGCCGATGGCAGCAAGGAGCAGCTCTACCTCCGCCGCATTGAAGCGTGGTCGTTCCGCGCGAGCCCTGGGACGCCGAAGCTCGAAAACAATGATTGGGTCGGGTTCTACACGTGGGAACGCATCGCCGATCTGAAGACGAACCCCGACTACGAGAACACGGAGACGCTGAAATCGCAGGCGTCGTTCTGGGCCGAGCGCGACGAGGACTTCGAGACGAGCGATCAGGACGAGGAACGTGGCCGGCGGCGCGGGATGGTGCGGGTCTGGCGGATTTGGGACCTCCGCGATCGGAAGCGCATCGTCCATTGCGAGGGCCACACTAAACTGCTCCAAAAGCGGCCGTTCAACTACCTGCCGCTGGCCGACATCCGGTTCTTCCTGCGCAAAGACGACTTCTATCCGGTGCCGCCCATCTACAACTGGATGAGCCCACAGGATGAAATCAACGAGACGCGCGAGATGCAGAAGGTGCATCGTCGTCGCGCGTTGCGGCGCTACATGCGGGAACCAAAGGTCGCGGCGACTGAGATTGAGAAGTTGGAGAGCGGCGAGGACATGGTCGTCATTGAGGTCCCGGACCTCACCCATCCGCCGATCGTGCCGATTCAGGACGCCCCACTCGACCAGCAAAATTGGGCGGAGCTGGCGGAGTCGAAGAACGACCTGAATATCATCGCTGGCGTGACGGGCGAGGACCGGAACAGTCCGCAATCCCCGACGGCGACGCAGGCGAACATCGTCAACACGCGTGCGGCGCTGCGCGAGTCGCACGCGCGCACGACCGTCGCGAACTGGCTGGCGCAAATCTGCCGGCTGATGTTGCTGACCATCCGTGACAACTTTAAGACGGAGTTCATGGTCAAGCAGAGCGTGGACCCGTTCACGTTTTCACAGAGCCCGAAGACGGGCGAACAGGCGATGCTGTGGCGGGAGATTGAGACGGAGGATATCGCCGACCTCGACGTAGACGTGAAGATCGACGTGTCGTCGTTGTCGCCAGTCTCGGAGGAAGCACAGCGGAACGCCTGGAACGTGGTGCTGCAGCTGCTGACGAACCCAAACCTTGCGTCGCTCCTGTTCATTCCGAACCCGCAAGCCCCAGAGGACCCCTCACCCCTCCTGCGCAAAACGTTGATGCTGAATGGCGTCAAGAGCGATCAGGAGATCCGGGAAATCTGGCGCGTCGGCCAGGAGGTGATTCAACAGGCGGCGCAGTCCGCCTCGTCTCAGGCCGCGCTGGCGATGGCCCCGAAGCCGATGACGCTGTCGCTGGCGATCAAGGTCGAGGACCTTCAGACGTTGGGTTTGGCACTGGCGTCGGCACAGGCGTCTGGCGTCGCGCTCGACCCGGTGAGTGCGGCGGTCGCGCAATACGTGATTGCGGCGGTCTCTGGTGATCACTCGCTGGCCGCGGCGCAGATCGCGACGCCCATGCCGCCGATGCTGGCCGCGGGCAGCAAGGGCAACATCGTGGCGCCAGGGAGTGGCAGTGGACGTGCGACCGGCAATCCGTCGCCTGTGGTGCAGTAAGCGTGGACGATCGGTACGCGACCATTCGTGACCCGGATCTGCTTGGACGGCTCATCGGGGCGAAATGTGTCGACGTGACGCAGCAGGACGCGGAGGACTTCGACGAGGATGGAGAGTCCTTCGTGGTGCTGCACTTCGACAACGGGTATGCGGTGACGTTTCCGATCGGGGACGAGCCGTTCATCATTCAGAACTGCGACAAGGAGGATGACGATGGCGGACGCAGCGCGGCGCCGGCCAGCGACCCGGGCGATTCTTGATATGGCCTTCGGGGACGACGGCATCACGATTCACGAGCACCCCGACGGCAATTTCACGATCGACGTGGGCAGCGAGCGGTGCATTGTCGACCCGGAGCGCTTCCGGGAGTTTGTGCACCGCCTAGCGATGATTGGCCGACAGAAAGGGTGGGTCTTCGAGCAACCCGTAGAGGTCAGCTACGCGCTACCGAAGGAGCGCGAGGACACAGAGCAGCACGACGGCGACCCACAAGGGACACTTCCCGACGGCGGAGGCGATGGTGCAGACGAAGGCCGCCAGCGCAAGCAGAAGGGGCACGCTCATGGCTGAGGAAGCTGCAAAGGACGCGCCAGGATGTCCACGGTGCGGCACCATCGGGAAGACTCCATCAGGCAGTCTCATCGAGAACCACCAGACGTGGTACTGCGTGATGTGTGAGATGGAGTTCTCGTACTGTCGCGCGTGCGCGCTTGCGTGGACCGCGCCGATGTCGCCATTCTGCCGCGACAAGCACGAGCCGCCGACGACGTATCACCCGTTCATTTCGTATTTCGACTTCGCGCTTGGCGTGGAGGTCACGTCCCTCGCGGAGCGTCACAAGCACATGCGCAACGCCCACGTCGACTACCGGGACAAGTTGACAAAGGGGCAGCTGGCGGAACGGGCGGACCGGGCGCAGCAGCGACGCCAGGAGCAGGACCGCGGCCACGCGCCGGGCGGGAGTAACCGCACAAGCGGGAAAGTCTACAGCCGATGAGATGCCGAATCTGCGGGCAGGTCCCGCGGCAGATGTGGCTGTTCGGGGGCACGCGGTATTGGCGCTGCTTGTTCACCGACAAATTCGTGTGTCCGAGTTGCTTTAATTGGGCGATGGCGATCCTCGTCGAGCACGGCTATCGGTCGACGGAGGTGTGGTGAAACGCGCGCTCGAAAAGTGCGTGAGGTATTCGGACGGTGGGATGCGCACGCGATGAGGGACACCCTGTGGAAGTGCCAGTCGTGAGCGACAAGGACCTCGTCGGCATCCTGGCCAAGCGGATGGTCGACGCGATGCACCTCTCCGTCTGCCCGGGCTCGATCACCATCCATTTTGACGGGGACGGCCGGCCGCGGCTCGTCGAGGTGCACGCCGTCGGCTGGAAAAGCGAGTCGAAGGTTGACAGACGGGGAGGCTGAGCTTAACCTGTGCGAGTCGTTTTGATGCGATAACCCTAAAAGAGCAGCCGTTGTCTGACGGCACATAGCACGGGGGGGCGGGGCCTGTGACGGGCGCCCGCCCTCGACAATTGAACTCTCCGGTTCACCGGAACACACCGAAGCCGGATCGTCCCTCGCGGGATGGTCCGGCTTTTTTTCTTTGGGGAGGCAGCGTGGCACGAGTGACGACGGCGGAGCGCAAGCCCCTGAAGCCGTCGAAGGCGCCCATCAAAGGCAGCAAGCTCGGGAAGACGATGTCGCGGCTGCGTGCCGGCGGCGCGTTCTCGAAGGGTCGGTACTGAGCGGATGCCTGCAGTCTCGACCTCGCAGCGCCGCGCCGCCGCCATCGCGGAGCATCACCCAGAGCAGCTCTCCGCTAAGAACCGCGGGCTCTTGGGGATGAATCAGCGGCAGTTGAGTGAGTTTGCGTCCGGCTCCGAGAAGGGGCTGCCGCACACAGCGGGGAACCATCCCCATCAAAACCTGGGCAAGTTTCTGCACCCGAAGAACGGCGGTCTCTCTCGACGCATGAAGACCATGCGATCGGGCGGGGCGTTTCGACCTGTGCCGCGCGGCACCAGTCGGAGGTAGCACATGGCAGACATCCGAAGCGCGTTTCGACAGGCGGTCGCGTCCGCCACCGCAGGCGGCGAGGTCAACGTCAACACCCGCACACGGGCCGCCGACGTAGACGAGGACGACGACGACCCAGGTGACGGCGCCGCGGACGACGACGATCCCGACGGCGACTCAGAGGACGCGGAAGACGAGGCCGGCGAGACCGACGATGACGCGGCCGATGAGGCCGATGAGGGCGACGACGACGCCGACGAGGGTGAGGACGAGACCGACGATGACGCCGGCGACGAGGACGCTGAGGGCGACGAGGACGAAGACCCAGAGGACGCCGAACCAGGGAAAGGGAAAGTCGCTCGCCATGCCCTGAATGACGAGAAAGAGTTTAAGCGCGTTCAGGACAAATACAAGAACGACCCGGAGGGGCTGCGCAAGGAGCTGCTCGGGACGTTCACCAAGAAAACGCAGGAGCTGTCGACCGAGCGCAAGACCTACCGCGGGCTCCTGAGCTATTTGCCGCTCGTGCAAGCGTACGAAGCCGACTCGGTCCAGACGGTGAAGCGGCTCGCGCGCATGAACGGCCTGAAAGTGGTCGACGATGACGAGGCGACGCCGACGGCTGGTAAAGGGAAGGGCAAGACGACCGCCGCGACGACTGACGAAGAAACAGCCGAATTGACCGACTCGCTCATGGCCGGGTTCAAGAAGGACCTCGGCGCGGACAACGAGTACCTGGCCGACCAGCTCGGGCCAGCGCTGACGAAGATGATGCAGCGGCTGGCGGACCATACGGTCTCGCAACGCGTCAGGCCGCTCGAGGAAGCGACCGCGAGCACTATCCGCGGGCACGCGGAACTGGACTCCGATCGCGTGATGGATTCGTTCTATAAAGCGCACCCTGATTGGAGCGACTATCAGGACGACATGGACGAACTCGCGCGGACGCTTGTGGGTGACGGCGACAACATGCGCCCGGTGCCGATGAGCGAAGCAGACTTTTTGGAATTTTTGTATGAGACGGTGTCGACGAAGCGCGCCGCGGCCGGTCACAAGGACCGGGTCAAGACGGAAGCGCGACGCCTGATGAAGAAGCGACTGGCGAAGCTCTCAACCGCGCGGAGCGGCGAGCGTCGGCCGGCCGCCACCGTCCCAGACGACAAGATCCGGCGTCGACCGAAAGGCCCCGTGAGTATCCGCCAAGCCTTCAAGGCCGCGGCCGCGGGAATCACATTCGACGACTCCGGCGACGACGACGATTAGACCCCGGTCAGTAACCGGGTCGTGAAGTTTCGGCACAAGACCCACGCACGCGAGCAAGCGCGCGATCGGCCGGCGGCATCCCTCGTGAGAGCAAGATGCTGCCGCGACCTTCCCCGATCGCGGTCACGAGCCCTCGACAGAGCCTGGGAGAGCAGCCGAGTAGTGGCGCGCTTTCTCTCTAAACCCTGTTGAAAGGAGCCCGTACCCGTGGCGACTCCCTCTTCTTTGACGTTGAACTATGACGCCGTCCTGTCGACGACGTTGTTCAACTACCGGCGCACCCTCGAAGACACCATCTCGACGGCCAACGCCTTCATGTACACCCTCATGCGACGCGTCAAGGGCGGATACAAGAAAGTCTCCGACCTCGGCGAGCGCATGGCGATGCCGCTCATGTACGAGTTGGGCAACGCGGATGCGTACTCCGGCTATGACGTGCTCGACACGCAGCCGGCGGACGGCATCACGATGGCCTTCTACGACTGGCGGCAGGCTGCCGTCCCGATTTCCATCTCCGGCTTGGAGATGAAGAAGAACCGGGGCGAGGCCAAACTGCTCGATCTGCTCGAAGCGAAAACGAAGCAGGCCGAACTCGGTATTCAGACGTTCTTCAACCAGCGCATGATGCAAGGCTCGGGCGGCTCGACCATTGGCACCGCCTACACCTCGACCATCAACGGCGCGGTGTTCATCGACCCGATTGCGCTGCAAGTGGCGTGGGACCCGACCACGTCGACCAGCATCGGCAACATCAACCAGTTGGCGAATACCTGGTGGCGGAACAAGACGGCCGACGGGACGAACGACACGACGTTCGCCAAGTTCCTCCAGAAGCTGCGGCACCTGCGCAACGACTGCTCGAAGGGTCCCGGTGGGCCGCCTGATCTCCATTTGCTTGATCAGGGCACCGCGGAACTCTACGAGGCGGCGTTGTCGGCAGCGCACCGCAACCCGTCGTATCAGGTCGCGGACATCCCGTTCGACAACGTGGCGTTCTACGGCAAGCCTGTCACGTGGGATGAGTACGTGCCGGATGCGGGCAACGGGACCGTCACCCAGACGAAGGGCTCGTGGTACATGCTCAACACGAAGTTCTGGGGGATCAAGGTCGATCGGGAAACCAACTTCGCGCCCGGCCCGTTCGTGAAGCCGGAGAACCAAGACGCGAAGGTCGCACACATCCTGTGGTTGGGCGCGATGGGCTGCTCGAACCGTCGCAAGCAGGGCGTGTACGGAAAGATCGACACCACGATCACCACGTAAGTCGCTCGGGGAGACCTTAGGACACCGGGAGGGGACGCGCGGCCCGCTCTCATCGCTGTTCACTCGTTTGTGAGGGCCATGTCGATGAACTCAATGCTTGTGTTGTTGTTCGCCACGCTGATGGCGCTGTATCTCTGTTTCAACCCGAACCTGTTGTTCCGGGCCGGACTCGGCTTGGCTCACGGCGTGGGACGCCTCCTGACGTTGCAGGATGGGCTCCTGGCCCAGCGGGTCAACCGCTCGGACCCGGAAAAGCTGTTCGTGACAGTGTTCCAGTCGTACTCCACGGCTGCCGGCACCAACGGGCAGGCGTACATTTGGGACTTCGCCACGGATAAGGACGGTCTGGGCGTCACGCGGCCCACCGCGCGTGCCACCAACGCCGGACTCGCCGTCGCGGGCATCCTCGCCGAACCGGTCCTAGCTGGCGGATACGGCTTGGTGCAGGTCTACGGCTATCACTCGGCCGTGCGCTGCCGCACGGTGACGGGTGGCACTCCGGCGATCGTGGCGGGTCGTCCACTGATCCTCAACATCGCTGGCTCGCTGTTCTGCCTCGAGTCGATCTCGACCGCGTCCAAGACGATTGTGTCCTGGCCGTGCGGGTTCGCGTTCGGCGCGACGAGCGGGTTCACGACCGCGGCCATCGCCGCGTTCATCA